GGTGCTTTCATCAGGGACAACCAAAGTCTTAAATCTGTTGTTCAAAAAGATGTTTATATTCAACACTTTACGAATGGCACACTAGACACATACATCAATACACTGAGGACACAAGATGTACCAATCATGTACACATCATCGATACACGATGCAACCACTAACCATAAACCAATAACCACTAACCATAAACCAAAAGAGAAGAAGACACTCGGCAAACGCCTCGCCAATGATTTTGATATGCCTGATTCATGGGGAGAGTTTTGCGAGAAAGAACGCTCTGACCTAATACCCATAAAAGTATTTGAACAATTTAAAGATTATTGGGTTGCCCAAGCAGGTCAAAAAGGCGTGAAGCTGGATTGGGATGCAACATGGAGAAACTGGGTACGCAATACCAAAGCTGTAAAGCCAAATCCCTATGACGTTGTGAGGCTCACAGTTCCATCAAAGAATGAGCCTGACCCTGCTTTGCTGAAGATTGTAGAAGATGCAAAAAAAGCCGCACCCATTCCGCTAGAAACATTGGCTAAGATGGCTCAAATAAGGGGCAAAGCATGAAAGTGTTGCCAATAAACAACTTTGAAGTTGAGCCTTGGTTGCTTGAAAAACACTATGCCAAGCGGATGTGCCCTATTTCATTTGCTTTTGGTTTATACGATGATGAGCAACTAATTGGTGTGGTCACTTATGGTGTACCAGCAAGCCCATTTCTTTGTATGGGTGTTTGCGGTATTGATAACAAAGATAAAGTTTTAGAACTAAACCGACTTTGCTTAAACGATGGCGTGAAAAATGGAGCTTCGTTTTTGGTAAGCAAAATCCTACAAATGTTGCCAAAACCAACTATTGTTGTTTCTTATGCTGATACAGCAATGGGCCACGTTGGTTACATCTATCAGGCAAGCAACTTTTTGTTTACTGGCACAACTAAAGAACGCACCGACATGGCTGGCGAAGATGGTAAACATAGTCGGCATAGTTTTGGAAATTCTGAAATAAGAATTAACAGAAGCGCAAAGCATCGGTATGTTTATTTTGTTGGCAACAAGTATCAGAAGAATTCTTTGCTCAAACAACTTAATTACGAAGTTATGCCGTATCCCAAAGGTGATTCTCAGAGATACGACTCTGGAACAACTGTAAAAACCCAACAACTTTTATTTGTATGAACTACTTTGAAGCTATGAGACTGCTAGACAGAGTAAAAGAGGGTGTTCCGATCCCTTTACGTCTCATTACTGAAGCGTTAATCCTAACTGGTGACTTAGATGAGTAGGGTATATACCTATGGCATACAGTAGAAAAAACATTTCCAATGCAGGAGACAGAGTTGTTTTAGAGAAAGCCGAAGCAAGGGAGATATACCGAACTTGGCAATCAAACAGAGATAACGATTTTGTTCGTGCTAGGCTTGAGCGTTGCGAAAAGGTCTATGGATCAGGAGCAAGAGATCGGGTCAGGTTTTATATGCGTCAAATGAAAGATGGACAAATTGAATGAACTATTTATCGGTATGTAGTGGGATTGAGGCAACAACTGTTGCTTGGCATCCTCTAGGTTGGAATCCTGTTGGCTTCTCAGAGATTGAATCTTTTCCGAGCCAAGTTCTGAAACATCACTATCCAACAGTCCCTAACTTGGGCGACATGACAAAATTTAAGGAGTGGGAAATTGAATCAAATATCGATGTTTTCGTTGGAGGAACACCATGCCAGTCTTTCTCAGTCGCAGGACTCAGAAAAGGATTGGATGACCCTCGTGGTAACCTCATGCTTACCTATCTTGCCATTGCTGACAAATTTCGCCCCAGATGGTTGGTCTGGGAAAATGTCCCCGGAGTCTTGTCATCTAACCGAGGAAAAGATTTTGGAGCCTTTCTCGGAGGGTTGGGGGAACTCGGGTATGGGTTCGCATACAGGATTCTTGACGCTCAGTACTTCGGAGTGGCCCAAAGACGCAGACGTGTGTTTGTTGTCGGATACCTTGGAGACTGGAGACCTGCCGCAGCGGTTCTTTTTGAGCGAGAAAGCCTGTGCGGGAATCTTGCGCCGCGCAGAGAAAAGGGGCAAGAAGTTGCCAGAACAATTGCAACGCGCTTTGGAATCAGTCCTAACAACCACGAAGAATGCGTAACCCAACGAGTTTACGAAAACCATCCAGCAGATAGCAGAGTTAAAGAGTTAGAAGAAGTTTGCTCAACAGTAACTTCACGATGGGGAACTGGTGGCGGGAATGCTCCAATGGTTTCAAAGACAATTCAGGAGGCAGTTGGCACAGACCTTTATAACTGCACAATTACAGGCGATATTGCTTGCACATTTACCGCAGACGCTACAAGTGCGACTCATAGTGGCCCAACTGTAATGCAGTCTATGGCGGTTCGCAGATTAACCCCTGTCGAGTGCGAGAGACTTCAAGGATTTCCAGACCATTACACCGACATAAAACCAAAGGGTAAGCCTACCCCTGATGGCCCAAGATACAAAGCATTAGGCAATAGCATGGCAGTCCCTGTCATGGCATGGATAGGTCAAAGAATACAAAAAGTTGAGGACATAATCAAATGACTTTCATGGTCACTTTCAAAGTAGACGCCAATCCTGTTGGCAAACAAAGGGCAAGATACGTCAAAAGGGGAAACTTTGTGCAAACTTACACCCCTGAGAAAACTAGAACCTATGAGACTTTAATCAAAGATGCTGCAATCGAGGCAATGGGTGCTTCTGAACCATTGGAAACCCCTGTTAGCCTTTATCTTTACATTCGAGTGCCAATCCCTAAGTCATGCACTAAAAAGCGGTTAGAAGCCATTGATAACGGGTCAGAGAAGCCAACAAAGAAGCCTGATGCAAGCAATATCCTAAAGAGCGTAGAAGATGGCATGAACGGGGTTGTTTACCATGACGATTCTCAGATCATAAACATCCACGTTACGAAAGTTTATTCAAGTCAGCCAGGTGTTGATATTTGCGTAAAAGAATGCTTGGACTAAGGGTAAGTCCCTATGGCGTTACACAAACAATTAGGTAAGATTTAATTTTTAACAGGAGTAAATTATGAATACATGGGAATTTGACACAACAGTAGGTGCAGGTAGCGAAGTCGTAACAGTTGTTTACGAATACGAGCAAGACCAAGACTCAACCTACAACGAATCTATTAAAGAGATTTGGTTCGAGGGCCGTGATGTCATTGGCCTTCTTTCTGATGAGCAGTTCAAAGAGTTAGAGATGGAGGGAGCCATGCGGTTCCAGAGCCACAAGTTGAACTACAAGATGGAAGATGTATGACCAAAGAAGACATCATTCGCTTGGCAATAGAACATACCATCAGTGGTTTGAAGTTTGATGAAGATGGTCTTGAACGCTTTGCCAAGCTAGTAGCACAGCATGAGCGTGAGGCGTGTGCAAAGATAGCGGACATCGCAGAACCATACAAAAGCGCAGACTTAATTCGAGCAAGGGAACAAGCATGAAAACAGAACTTTTAATTGGTTGTGGATCTAACCATTCCAAAAGATTAGCAACAGATAGAACCAAAGGTTGGGATAACCTGACCACTTTGGACTACAACGCTACTCATAGACCTACTGTAGTGTGGGATTTAATGAAGCTTCCGCTTCCATTTAAAGATAAAGAGTTTGATGAAATCCATGCTTACGAGGTGCTAGAGCATCTTGGACAACAGGGAGACTACAAACTATTCTTTGCCCAATTCTCAGAGTTCTGGCGACTTCTCAAGCCTAATGGTCATTTTCTTGCGACTTGTCCATCAAGGAACTCAGTCTGGGCATGGGGTGATCCAAGCCATACAAGAATCATGCAACTAGAGCAGTTGGTGTTCTTATCCCAAGAGGAATACAGAAAACAAGTTGGCAAGACTCCAATGTCAGACTTTAGGAATATTTACCAAGCTGACTTCAGAACTGTCTTCCAAGAGGATGATGGAGAGACTATCAAGTTTGTGCTACAAGCTATCAAGATTTGATTCTGTAGCATATAATTCAAGCCATGAAACAACGTGGCGGCTCAAGAAAGGGCGCTGGTCGCAAGAAGATCAGCGAAGAAGGTAGGACTATCCGAGCAAGGGT